GTCAAAAAGGAGCTAAAACAACTGGTAATGCGACAACTGCTCGTGTAACTGGTGGTTTTGAGTCTTGGATCACTTCAAACGATTCAAGAGGAACTGGTGGTGCTTCAACAGGAAGCGGTGCTGCTCCAACTGACGGAACTCAAAGAGCTTTAACTGAAACTCTACTCAAAGATACACTTGAGCTAGCTTTCACAAATGGTGGTGAACCATCATTGGCTATTTGTGGCCCACATAACAAACAAGTTATTAGTGGTTTCACAGGTAGATCACAAGCTAGACAATTTGTGGATCAAAATACTGTAGAGGCTTCAGTATCTATCTATTCATCTGACTTTGGTGAACTCAAAATCGTTCCATCAAACAGATCAAGAGAAAGATCGCTTCTTTTAGTAGATCCAGAATTTGCTAAAGTTGCTTACTTAAGAAATTTCCAAACAGTAGATATCGCTACTATTGGTGATGCAGAAACAAAAATGATCGTAGTTGAGTATGGACTAGAAGTGTCCAACGAAGCTGCTCATGGTGTTGTTGCAGACTTAAGCACATCCTAATTATCTGGGACGGATGGGAGTTAGTGCATTTGCATTGACTCCCATTTTTTTATCTACAAGTTATTTCCCTAAAAGCCTAAGTCAATGATAAAATTATAGACAATATGGCAAGACGAACAATTATCGATCACAAGACTGGTTTTACCAATGAATTTGCTACGGAAGATGATAAGGTTATTTATCACACCACCCAAGATGTTGCTCCTGTTATAGAGCATTGCAAAGCATTAGCAGAGAACAAACCAGGCAAAGATTTACGTCATGTTGCAGAAGTACCCTTAGTGGTATATCAAAAAGCCTGTAGAGAAGGCTGGGCTAACGACATGAAACAATGGAGAAAGTGGTTAAATCATTCAGATAATAAAGTCTTTAGAACATGGCAAGGTAAACTATGACATACGCAGAGCTTAAAACTAACATAGCTAATTATCTAAACAGATCAGATTTAACATCTGAAATAGATATGTTTATTGATAATACTGAAGCTGAACTTAATCGCAAACTTAGAGTTAAAGAAATGATTAAGAGAGCAACCGCTACAGCAGACGGACAATATTTATCAGTACCTTCTGATTGGCTAGAGGCCATCAACATTGAAATAACATCCAATGACTTTAGACCATTGATGCAAATGTCTATTGAATCACTTGATGTGTATAGAAAATCAATTAATAACAAAACAGGTCAACCAATCTATTACGCATTAGTTGACGATACAATCGAACTTGCACCTACCCCTGACAGCAGTTATACATTACAATTAACATACTTCGGAAAGATAGATGCACTTTCTGATTCTAATACATCTAACTTTGTGTCTAATACACATCCAGATGTTTACTTGCATGGATCACTAAAACACGCATCAGTTTTTTTGATGGAAGATGAGAGAATACCTTTATTCAATGCTCAGTTTGAAAAATCTCTTGAAGAAATGAGATTACAACAAGAAAAGGCTGAGTTTGGTAAAGGATCATTGGTTCAAAGAAGACGAACTTATGGTAAATCTCGTAAAAACATACATTATTGGAATAATAACTAGGAGTAAAAATGGCTGGATTTAGCGATTATTTAGAAGACAAAGTATTAGATCACGTTTTTGGCGGAACTGCTTACACAGCACCATCTACACTTTATGTGGCTTTATATACTGTAGCACCAAGCGATACTGGTGGCGGTACTGAAGTTTCAGGTGGAGCTTATGCAAGACAAACTGCTACATTTAACGTATCAGGTACAAACCCCACAACAGCAACCAACGCTGCTGCGATTGAATATCCAACTGCAACCGCAGACTATGGAACAGTTGTAGCTGTAGGTATTTTAGATGCCTCAAGTTCTGGTAACTTACTTGCTTATGCAAGTTTGACTGCCTCTAAAACTGTATCTAGTGGAGATGTATTCAGATTTGATGCTGGCGATTTAGATATCACATTAGCATAAGACAATGGCCTCAGTAGGCTACGGTGAATATACCTACGGGAAGTCCCATTATGGATCTCCCGTTTATCATTTTGGTGCGGCTACCGCATCGCAAACTTCTGGTTTTACTGCTGAATCTTCTGTAAAGAGATTCGGTAGTTCTACCATTGCTGCTTCTTCAGGATTTACTTCTGCTGGAGTAGTTATCAAACTTGGAGCAGGAACATCTGCTCAAACTTCAGGATTTACCTCGGTTGGTCATATCATCAACCTTGGCGCATCAACCATATCAGCAGTTTCTAGTGCTTCAGCTATAGGACGACAAATAGATCGTGGATCAGCGACTATAGCTCAAACATCTAGTGCAACTGCAACAGGCAGACAGATTGATCGTGGTACAGCCACGATTGCAGGTGTCAGCAGTATGTCTGCGGTTGGTACTCAAATAGATAGAGGCGTAGCTACTCTTGCAGGAACAAGCAGTATGACTGCTACAGGGATTCAAATTGACCTAGGTTCTGCAACCATCGCTGGTGTTTCTAGCATGACCGCTACAGGAACTCAGATTGATAAAGGCGCATCCATTGGCCCTGTAATATCAAACATGACTGCCACAGGCAGATTTACAGTTACAGGCAATGCGACTTGTGCTGAAACTTCAGGATTTACTGCAATCGGCAGACAAATCGACAGAGGTACAGCAACACTAGCACAAACAAGTAGTTTTTCTGCGATTGGTAGTTTAAAATGGACTGATATTGTTGTTCCCTCTGATACATGGACAGATCAAACAGTCACAACAACTTGGACGGATGTATCGAATCCGTCAACATCATGGACAGAGAAAGATAAACAAGAAGCAGCTTAAAGGAAAGATTTATGGCAGATACATTTACTACTAACTTAAACCTAACCAAACCAGAGGTCGGTGCATCCACCGATACCTGGGGTACAAAGATTAATAATGACCTAGATACAGTCGATGGTCTATTCAGCTCTACTGGAACTTCAGTAGCTATGAACTTAGACGGAGCAGTTATTGATAGCTCTGTTATTGGTGGGACTACAGCAGCAGCAGGATCATTTACCACTCTTACCGCATCAAGCAATTTATCAGTTGATGGCGGCACAATTAAACTTGATGGTAATTATCCAACAGGAACTGGTAACACCGCATTAGGTGATACTGCTTTAGATAGTGTTGCAAGCGATGGTAATTATAATATTGCTGTAGGTAATGCTGCGTTGACTGCCAATACAACTGGCGACTCGAATATTGGGATAGGCTATCAATCTCTAACAACTAATGTTTCAGGAGTTAGAAATGTAGGTATTGGTCATGCAGCTTTATTCAATAACACAGCTAATGATAATATTGCTATTGGTTATTTTGCAGGTATTGCAAATACTTCAGGTGATCTTAATGTAGCTATAGGTAACTATGCACTTGATGCAAACACAGTTGGTGATAGGTCAGTTGCTATAGGTTATCTATCACTATCAGCACAAAATCCTGCTTCAAATACAGATATGTATAACACGGCGGTTGGTCATGCAACAATGGCATCAACTACGACAGGTACAGAAAATACCGCAGTCGGCGCTCTTGCTATGGATAAAAATACTACTGGTTCTGATAATGTGGCAATTGGTAAGGGTGCTTTAGAAGAAAACACCACAGGGATTAGAAATACAGCAGTTGGTCGTAGGGCATTAGTAAATAATACAACAGGTCAAGATAACGAAGCCTTTGGTAGACATGCGTTAGAGTCTAATACTACAGGCTCACAAAACTGTGGCTTGGGTAGAGCAGCTTTAAATCAAGTTACAACTGGTAATTATAATGTTGGAGTAGGTTATGCTGCTGCTGGGAATACCAGTACAGCTTCTTCAAATACAGCAGTGGGTTATAATGCGTTAGGCTCAAATACCACAGGAGCAGCTAATGTTGCTATCGGATATGCGGCTTTAGATGCTTCTTCAACTGTAAGTAATACTGTAGCAGTCGGATTTGCTGCACTTTCAAATACAACAGTGAATCATAATACTGCTTTAGGGCATCAAGCCTTAGAAACTTGTACGACTGGTGAACACAACACGGCTGTCGGTATTAATTCTGTAGCTAGAAGCACCACAGGATACAGTAATACAGGGGTTGGTTCAGGTTCTGGAATTGATATAACTACAGGATATTATAATATTTGTGTTGGACATAATGCAGGTAATAACATTACTACTGGTGCTTTAAACACTATTGTTGGTTCTAATGCTAATGTTGGTTATTCTAATGCAGGGTGTTTAGTTTTAGGTTATGGTAATGATGTAACTTCAGGACAAAATGTTGTTGCACATATTGGTTACAACAACGGAACTAATGGTGTTTCAGGTTATCACGTTACCTTTGGTCAAAACGGAACATGGTCAAGAATTGCTTTCGGTGGTTCTAGTTTTACAACAAGTTCAGACGAAAGAAAGAAAAAAGAAGTTAGCGACCACCCATTGGGTTTAGATTTTATTAACCAGCTTAGACCAGTTAATTATAAATTCAAAGCTCATAGCGAAGTGCCTGAAGAATGGTCAATTTATGATCCTGAAAACACAGAGCATGAATTTGCAGATGTAGTACAAACAGGTATGTTGGCACAAGAAGTCAAACAAGCTCTTGACAGCTTAGATATTGAGCCTGAAAAATTTAATGGTTGGGGTGAAGAAGATGACGGTATGCAAACACTAGATTACGGTCAATTTATTATGCCTCTTATAAATTCAGTCAAAGAGCTATCAGCTAAATGCGATAGCTTACAAAACGAAATAAACACACTCAAAGGAGAATAAATATGTCCGATCAAACTGTAGCAGAAGTTTTATCAGCAGCAGATGATTCTGTAACACTTATTAATGATATTAATACAAATGGTTCAGATTCAGAATATGTTATGGAAGGTGAAACTCAAGATGAAATTAACTATAAAGTTCAACGTAATGTTGACCATTTAGAGATTATCTTGGCTTATGATGGTGAAAACAATTTACCAGATGTAGCTGGTAGCTCAGAAGATAAATCATCTTACACTTCAGCAGTTACGACTGGTAAAGCATATATCGCAGCTAACTAAGTGAATGGCACTCATTCCAGTCACACCACCCGCAGGCATAGTCAAGAACGGAACTGACTATGGCAATAAAGGCCGTTGGGTTGACGGGGATTTAGTTCGCTTTGAAAATGGCTACCTAAAACCTATTGGTGGCTGGGAGAAACTTAAAAACACAGCACTTACAGGCGCACCCATTGGGATGTACGCCTATTCAGATAATGCTGGTGATCCTGTTTTAGCGGTTGGTACTAGAGAAAAAGTTTATGTCTTGTATGACAATACATGGACAGATATTACACCCACAAGTTTTGTTAATGATGCAAGTAATGATCCTTTAGGATTTGGTGCATATACCTATGGTTCAGAAGATTATGGCGATGCTAGAAGTCAATCTGGACTACCTCTAAATACAGGTCATTTCTCATTTAGTAATTGGGGTGAAGATTTAATTTTTTGTTTTTCAGGCGATGGCAAGATTTATAAATGGTCGCCAAACTCAGGCGGTACTGCTGATACCATAGCAACCGCAGTCACAGGCGCACCCGTAGGCAACCAAGCAACCATCGTTAC